CTGTTCCTGATGTGTTTGATCCTAAAGCACCGTTGCCTACTGCTGTAAGTCCAGTTGTTGCTGTGGTAATAGCATCACCAGCTGCATAACCAATAAGGGTATGCCCATCACCTGTAGTAATCGCCGTACCCGCTTCATCGCCCACGACTGTGTTGAAGTTGCCGCCAGAGGTAATACTGTTACCTGCGTTGACACCGATACGAACATTAGAGGTGCCAGCGGATGCAGTGATAAGGTCTGCGCCATCTTCTATCGTTGTGTCGCCAGAGATAGCAACGGTGCCGTTGAAGTCCAGTGCCGTAGCTGTTAGCTCAATTTCGTCCGTTGCGCCTAAAGCCAAGACTGTCGCGGTGGAGCCTTGAATAAACTGGCTCGAATCGTTGAACATGATCTTGTTGGTGCCATTCAGCGTAAGACCCGCACCATCTGTATGAGTAAGCGTCGTATCACCATCCGCACCAAAAGTGATGACCGCGCTGTCAGAGGTGAACGTCAAGTCATCGTCAATAAACAGATCAGGGATAGATAGGTCTTGAAACGCATCAACCATCGCGCCGCCTGATCCGGCACCATCTGAATAGATAGCTTTGGTTTGGCCGTTGGCTATGGTGACAGTCGCGCCAGAACCCTGCTTGATGATGATACTCTGTGATCCGCTTGTGGCATTCTCTATGAGCCAGAGCTTGCTAACAGTGTTCGGGCCTATAGTGATGGTGCAAGCGCTATCAAGAGTGCCAGTGTATTTAAGAAATATACTCCTGCCAGGGTCAGTACCACCGTCGGCAATAGTAGTAGTGTGAGTATCAGCATTAGTCGTAATAGCTTCCGTACCAAACGAAAACGCCTCTGCAATAAGACTTAAATTTGTATTTGTACTCGTACCCCAAGTTCCGGCTTCGTCTCCGGTGGCGATTTCTTTGAGGCGTAAATCATTTGTATAGACTGCCATCTACTTTCTCCGACCTTTACCTTTTGATTTCTTCATCGAAGCAACATGCTTCTTGAGCGTTTCTGCTTGTTTTTTGTGAGTCTTAGATGCCTTCTCTAAACCCTTAATAACTTTTTTAACGTTACGTGGCATTACGCTACCTCATCCCAATTAGGTGTTTGACTTGTTGATACCTGAGACCAACCAGGTGTTTGTGAATCGTTTATTGTTGACCAACTGGGATCTTGTGCGTCATCTACTAAACTCCAAATTAACGCGAACCCAACTTGTCCTGTGCCGCTAACTCCTGTGAGTTCGACGTTTGCGTCGGATGTGGTTGATACACTTCCAACTTGCCCTGTTCCCGACACTCCTGTCGGGCTGACTGTGATCCCCAGCTCGACAGATACCGTGCCAATCGCACCAGTCCCTTCAACGCCTGATGGGGTAACTGATGAATCACCAGTAACAGATACCGAACCAACTGCGCCAGTACCGCTAACCCCAATGGGAGCAATGCCAGCAGCGCCGGTAGCAGTAACAGAGCCAATAGCGCCAGTTCCGCCAACACCTGTGACTGAGGTGTTTGATTCACCTGTGACCGTAACTGAGCCAACGGCTGAAGTGCCAACAAGGCCACTAGGACTGACATTCGCAGAAGCGGCAACTGAAACAGATCCCACCGCTCCTGTCGAAGATAATCCGGTGATTGAGGTGTTTGCATCCGCGCTAACGGAAACCGAACCGACTGCGCCAGTGCCTTCGACACTAGGTGATGTAACATTAGCCGTTCCCGTAACTGATAAAGAGCCAACAGCGCCTGATCCAGATAATCCGGCAGGCGATACCACAGCCGACGCAGATACGGTGATCGATCCGACTGATCCCGTTCCAGAAAGGCCTGTGACAGAGGTATTTGCGTCTGCCGTAACCGTGACCGAACCGACGGCTCCAGTTGCAGATACACCTGTAACATCGACGAGATCAGGCTCGCCCCACGCATCTTCGCCCCAAGTACCTCTGCCCCATCCAGTAATGCTTGCCACACGCTAAACCCTACTGATTATGACTTTGATCTTGTTGTTGCTTGATCCACTTTAAGTACTCTTTTTCGGTCATTTGCCGTTGTTGAGCCTGCTGAGCCACAGCATGTTAGGCGATACGAATAATCGCATTAGATGCATCTGCTGTTGGAAAGGTAATTGTAAAATCACCAGCCGTGCTAGTTTTATCTCCGCCAAACGCCAAAACGCAGACTGATGTATCGCCAGATGTGTCTTCGTTAAAAATCAACGCCCCATTTGCCGTAATTGTGCTACTAGAAAATGTAACGTTAGCGAAGTCTGTGAACGCAGTCGTACCACTAGTCGTAGGATCTACGCGAGTAAGTGTTGCGCCCTTAGCTGTATATCCTGTACCAGACACCTCATTCGATGTTGTGTAAGCTGTTGTACTGGCGCCTAGACTTGCGGAGCTGGTGTACAAAGCCAATTTAAATGTGTCGCCGCCTGTGTTTAAAAAGTTGTGCTTTGCTTCCATAAGCTCTTTTTTAAAGCTGGTGCACATTGCTGAAGATATAGCCATTAGAGTCTCCTGAGTATTTCTGCCATGTCTCCATGACCTTGCTTTTCTAACTCGGCAATCAATGTCGTTCTGTCGCTTTTGATCGCTTCCTTAATGTAAAAACTAACAGTGTGAAACACTGATTCCTTAAACGCTTGCGCTTGTTGAGCTATCGCTGGATGACACTCTCCACCAACAGAAACTATTCTGTTTGCTGCATGCTTTGCCCAGTATTCAGGATCGTGTCCCTTTTCTACTGTCGTATCAACCAACACTGACCCAACGGACATTTCTATCAAGCTCTTGACACCCTGACAGAGCCAGATCTGTAACCATCTGTAGTGCTATAGCCCTCACCCAGTTTCTTTAGATCTGCTAGTGCTGAGTCATACCTTGCCGAGTAAAGCTGCATCAAATCAGGTTCACCTTTTAAAAACACATATGCTTCAAGAATAGATCCGTACAAGATTGCACTTTCAGCATTAGTGCCTAACCAAGATGTGCCATCTGAAGATTCGGTTATAGATTGCGGCTGATAAAAGTAATGAAGTTCAAACGTGAACCCACTGCTAGGAGTAGGCCCTAATATAAATGTCGTATCGTCAAACAACGCATAGTACTTTGGTACACCAGTTGTAGACGCCGACGGGAACGCTTCACGGATAAAGTTAACGTCTTTAAACAAAAGATACTCATAACCGCTGTTATCAACTGCCAGAGAATATGTAAACAAAAAATCAGACGGTGTCGCTAAATATTGACTTGAGCCTGTTGCAGTGCCTGTAACATTCTTACGAAAGTTGGGTAGCTGTACAGATTTTAGGATTCTATTTTCAGCCTGCTTAATTATTGTTGGCAGATTGTTAACAAATGTTGTTTCGTCAGTTTCTAAGTAGTCCTGTATTGCCTGCTTCAAAGTTGTAAATGTAAATGCCATTAGCTTGTACTCACTGTCACAAAGCCTACCGATCCAACCATTTCTAACCCAACTTGACCAACAGGATTAAAAGAGGACAGTATCCTGCTTTCATCCATGCTGCGATCAGGGCGAGGATCTCTAAGCGACTTGGGATCATCCACCTTTAGTTTGCCTAACTGCAACTGTGGTTGATCAGGGTCTACAGCGTCTTTACCAACTAAGAATCCAGTGGGCCGCTGGTTTACTATTTCAGGCACAAGATCTTTTAAGGGATATCTAAAACCTGTCTTGTCGCAATAGCCAAAAGCGTATTTGCCTCTTGCAAAAGAACTCAAAATCTATATCCCCCTGGCGCAACAAATAACGATGCCTTGTTGCGATCAGCCTCTGAAGCTAATGTCCATTGCTGCTCATAGTCTTGCTTTAGTAACGTAGCCCGATCTGTTACACCTGGGTACTTCATACTGATCTGATACGCCAAACCCGATACTAAGCAAGGCAAAAACCTAGCCGGTATGTCTATGTTGTTTGATGCAGGAGATCCAGCATCCTCAACTCTCTGCATAAAGTAGTAGCCAAGGGTGTATGTTTCCTGATCATCTGGTGTAGGCCAGATATTCAAGGTAATACTGTCGTTGTTTCGATCAACGTAATATTGCAAGGGCTTGCTTTGCGTGAGCTTATTGGAAAGATTTGAGTACTGGCTCACAGATATCTTGGTCATTGATTGATCAAACTGCTTGTTGACCTCTCCAGAATCCGTCCTAATAAACGCCTCTACAATATCCAAGACATTAGAGGCTAACGTATATGTGTTGGTGCCTGCTGTTAAAGCTTGTGTTCCAAACTCCACAGACCACATGTTAAGACCTCTGTTTTGCCACTCCAGCATCAAAAGATTAAGACTGCGCCTAGCGGTTTTGTAGTCGTACCCACTACGAAGCTCTAGGCCAGCTTTCTCAAAAGCTTCCTCAATCGCATCGCCAATATCTAAATTAAATGTGTACGTTCCACTGGTTGCCACTAAGGCCTCCTAGCTTTCTTTTTTTTCTTTGAAACACCAGCCTCTGACAACGCTATTGCTATAGCCTGCTTTCGATTGGTTACCTTCTTTTTAGAACCGCCTGATTTAAGCTTACCTTGCTTAAACTCTTTCATAACCTTTTTCACTTTTGCCTGCTTTCTCTTTTTTGCAGGAGAGCTGCTTATTTGTTTCTTTTCTTGCGCTCTAGTTATAGGCATTACTTCTTACCAAACTTCTGTTTTTGAGATTTGGGCGGGTCTTTCTTGCTGCCGCTAGGGCCAGACCAAAAAGTCTTATTTGCCCAATAGGCGGCGCTTGTAGGCCCCTTGGCTATATTCTTTGCGTGGCGAGCCTTAAAACTTTTACGAGCTTCTTTAGAGTAGTTGTGGCCCATCTTCTGATCACCAAATCGGATGATCTTCATCTTCTTGCCATCTCTAACTGCAACGACAGCTTTCTTACTGGGGTGCTTTGGTGTTCTTTTAACTTGATTCAGCCGAGACAATCCAACCTTTTTCAGCCTGTTCTTCTCAGCGTCAGTCAAACTCATTTGCGATGCCTCGCCGTTTTCTTGGCTATCTTCTTAGGCTGCTTAGAGTGTTGCTTACCTTTCTTTGTATCGGCACGCTTTTTGCGACTTGTAGCTGCGTACTCTTTATCGGTTAACGCTTCTCTAGCTTTTTTAGGCAAATACCTTTCACCTGTAGCCTTCTTACCTTGCGTTGAAGGCTTGCCAGACTTAGTTCCCCAGTCCTGTTTTGTCCACTTTTTTAATGACTTTTGTGATTTCTTTAAGGCCATTATTTACCTTTATACTTAGGGCTTTTGCGTTTCTTACCATCAGACCTTGCAACTAATCCACGGGCCTTAGCCTGAGCGCGTTCACTGGCTCCAAGCTTTTTGCCGCTTCGCAACTTCTTTTTGATGGTTTCAACTTTTGCGACCATTGTCCTTCCCCCGTTGCTTGCGTATAGCCTCTTTACCTTTCCTGGCTATCTCAGCTTGTTTTGGCTTTTTTGCAAACTTGGCTCTTTGCTCTAAAACCGTCAGGATTTGTATCTTTCTAGCAAAAGGCTTTCTTATTCTTTTAACTTTCGCCACAGTGTCGCGAGCGTCTTGTATCGTCGCATATTTGATAGGCACAGTGTCCTTGGGGTTTTCATCCGTATACAGTCTTCGACCTGATCCCTTGGGCTTTTTTCCTGTGCCAACCTTTGGATCTTTAGCCAAGAGGGTTATCCCCTGTATCCGCCGCCAGCCTCTTTGTAGCGCTTAGCTAGCATTTGTGCTTTACGCGCCGACCACTGCCCAGGCTTGCCGCCTTTCCCACCGGCCTTGATCTGATTAAAAAGTCTCTTGCGTAAAGCTGGCTTCGTATAGTTGCCAGCTTCATTTACGCGAGATTTACTTTTCTTTTTTGTCGCCATATTAGAAGTGCTTCCTAACCTGAAGAACAATGTTGTAGACATCTCCACTAGAGTGACCAACAGTGGTGAACTGCACATCACCTGTCACACCAGATCCTGCGTTGTTGGGTATGCCAGTAAAATCTGTAAAGTCTAAAGTATCAGAGAAGTCTGCATTTAACTGCCAAGCCAAAACGTCGCTCGACGCATCAAAAAATATCTTCACACCCATACCAATGCATGAGTAATAAATCTTTTGTATTGATACTTTTGTGCAAGCCGCTCCAGTCATTGGGTCAGCGGCTAATGCAGAAACATCGATCTTAGTTACGGCAGACTCGCCACTTCCGTCGCTCACGTTAGTGAACCGAAAGATAGCAGTGCTTCCATCGTCTTGTATTGTTTGCGTTGCTACTGCATCAGCCATGACGCTCTCCTATTATTGATCAGCAAAGGTTGGAGCGGTTGCGCCCGTAACCGTTCCAAAGATCTGATAATTCGTAGTGTTCAGCCCTATGATCGTTACATCAAATCCAGCAGGCACATTGATTTGTATGCTGCTGTTTGAGTTGCCATCAGAGAATACTGCACTTACTTCGTTATCTGTATCTAGGAATGTAACACCACCAATATAGAAGTTAGTGTTACCTGGAGTAACAATTAGTGCATCAGTGCCATCAGCGGCGCCACCGGCATAAACAAACCTGAACATTGATCCCGCAATGGGAGCCGGAAGAGTGTAGGTGTTGTCTTGACTGCCGTCTGGAACAAGTAAAATCCTGCCGCTATGAGTAGCGTTAGTAAGCGTAACATTGCCATCTGAAAGGCTGACAGGGCCATCGCCAAGAGTCACTACCTCAGTTATCGCGCCACTAGTAGAGTTTTTGCTTACTGTTTTGAAAGTGCTTTCAGATCTGATAGCACCTGAAAAAGTTGAATTAGCCATAATATTCTCCTGTCTTGGCTAGTGTCTAATGTTTCATGTGAAACAATTAGTCAGGAAATAAAAAGGGCCACCCTAAGATGGCCCTGCTGTCTAGCTTAGCTAGAACCTGGAGACCCGTATATTCCAAGTGGGTCAGAAACGCCGAAACTGTAGCGCTCGCGAGCTTTATAGCGCACGTTGCCAGTATCGAAGTCACCGTCCATGCTGGTTTCTAAAGGCATTCTTTCAAACATCTTCATACCATTTGGAACATCAGTGATCAGATAAAATGCATTGCTGTCAGTCAGATAGTGATTGACCGCATATCCTTGCGGGATCGCTCCCATATTTCGGATCGCGTTTATATCATTATCAGATGTTGCAACACGCTGCGTTGTTTCCAGCAGTCTTTCTGCTGTGAACATTAACGCAGGGGGAACAATCAAACGAAGCGGACGAGCTGCAATCAGCAATCCTCGCTCATCGGTAAATGCAGCAATCTCAATGATTGCGTTCTCCAACGAGGTTTCGTTTAAGTCAGCAGCAGTTGTAGGACGGTTGCTGTTTTTGCCACCGCTTACCAGAGGGTGACCGTCACCGCCAGTGACACCATCGCCTGATGCTGTAAACAGGTTAACCCCATCTCCAGATTGGAACGAATTGGTGAAACCATTGTTCAACGGATTAGCTGCTTTAACTTGCTTGGTATAAGCCATAGCCCGAGCTAGCGCCTTGGTATAGCGAGCGGACAGAGAATCGTAAAGATTGTCCTCCATCGCTTCCTCGGTGATCGAAAAACCCATAGCTATTGTTTCGTGATTATATCTAGCAGTAAACGACTCTTGCGCAGAGTCATAGCTAACCGCCGCTCCTTCCGCCTTAACAGGCGCTGCTGCAAAGCCCGAAAGCTTTACTTCTTCTTCAAAGCTACGATCAGAGGTCTCAGTCTCATAAATGAGAGTGTGCTCGTCCTCGTACTTTTCATACTCCAAACCAAACAGAGCGTTAAGCCCAGGTAGGAGTTCTTTAAGCATTTGCGCTCTAGAAATTGCCATTGCCTATTCTCCTTATACGCCGAGCTTGGTTTCGTAAGCATGGCTCAAAGGCAGATAGGTAACGATGCAGTCTGTGAAAGCATCACCTACAGTGCTTGAAGGGCCATCTACGAAATCAACAACACGCAGTGGTAGTGTATTAGTCGTAGCAATAGAGCCGCCATCTAAAGCGTTCTTGCTTCGACCTATGGAAGTTGATCCAGCAGTGTTAACCGCTGAGATGTTGTTTCCTAGACCTGTTTGAGCGATTGCTTCATCA